ATGTATGATAATCATTCTTTAACAAATGACAAATGGATAAGTTTAGAAGAGGCTGCTGAATATTTAGGTGTCAAGGTTATTACAATAAGGGAATGGATAAAAAAGTTCAGTGATATACCTGCACACAAAATTGGTAAACAGTGGAAATTCAAACGATCCGAATTAGATGAGTGGATAAAAAGTGGAAAGAGTGCAATTAAATGAGAATGCAAGTAATTAATAATATAATTGAAAAAACGTTACAGGAAATTTATAAATATCTAAATCACAATTTCAGTAAACAAGAAGTTGATGTTATTAGCAGTGAACTTACTAACTTTATAGAGTTTAATCCACAAGATTATTCTCACATTCTTGGAAAATACTCATATCAAGAGTTACAAATTATTCTTTCTACAATCAATGAAAAAGGATTAAACAGAAAAAGCAAAGGTGTTTATTATACTCCAAATGATGTAGTAAACTTTATATTTTCAAACACAGTAAAATCCTTATATGGAATTATTAAAAAAAGCAATTTACATGTGCAAGATTTGAATGGTGTTCCATATAGATCATTTTGTTATGAAAAAAGTGTTTTTGATCCTACGTGTGGAGCTGGAGAATTCTTACTTGTTGCATTAGCAACGAAACTAGACTTGGTAGATTTACACCAAACAATTGTCAGCAATAAAGATTTATGTAGAATAGTCCGTACTATTCATGGCAATGACATTAACCATGATTCAATAACCATAACGAAGCTTAGATTATTTGTTTATCTATTAAATAGATATGGAGCAGATAAAGTACTTGGAGTTTCAGAAGAACTTAATAATAATTTCACTTATATTGATTTCATTAATTTGGATAAGAAATTTAATGAAAAATTTGACATTATAATTGGGAATCCCCCATATGTAGAGGATAACAAAAGCGACACTATTCCATTAAAAAAGTATGGTAATGTTTATGCAAATGTTTTAGAAAACTCTTCAAATTGTCTTGCTAGTGATGGAGCTATGGGATTTATTATACCACTCTCATATATTTCTACCCCAAGGATGAAAAAAATAAGAAACATACTTATAAGCAAATTAAGTGAGCAATATATATTAAGTTATTGTGATAGACCTGATTGCTTATTTCCTGCAGTCCATCAGAAATTAAGTATTTTAATAGGTAAACATAGAGTTAATAAAGAAGAATCAAGAATTTATACAGGCAATTATCAATTTTGGTACAAAGAGGAACGAGAGAATCTATTTGAAAATGTACCAACAATTCATAATAGATTTGTAAAAGAAGAGTATATTCCAAAATTAGGGTCATTATATGATCAAATTGTTTATGAAAAAGTAACTGAGAATCAAAAATCTTTATTTACACTTTTAACAGAAGGAGATGTTCCAGTTTACTTAAATATGAGAGCAGCTTTTTGGATAAAAGCATTTCGTGAAGAACACAATTCTGGTGAGTATAAAAAGTATGGTTGTTCTTCAAAAGAAATGGCAAATCTATGTTTCTGTATACTGAACTCTTCGTTGTTTTGGTGGTATTGGATATCTGTGTCCGATTGTTGGCATATAACTAATAAAGAGCTAAAAGGATTTACTGTTCCAAATATGGATAGTTATCAAAAAGTAAATGCACTTGCGAAAAAATTGGAAAATAAACTTGAAAAAACAAAACTGTATGTTGGAACGAAGCAAACTGAATATGAATATAAACACAAAGATTGCATAGATGAGATACATGAAATTGACGATCTAATTTGTGAGTTATATGGTCTTACAGAAGAAGAAAAAATACATATAAAAAACTTCGCATTTAGATATCGTGTAGGTGGAGGTGCTATAAATGAAAGTAATTGATTTATTCTCTGGGTGTGGTGGCTTGTCATTGGGTTTTATTAAAGCAGGTTATACTGTCATTAAAGCACTTGAATATGATAAAGAAATTGCCAATACGTACAAAATGAATCACCCAAATGTTAAAATGATAGTTGATGATATTCAAAATGTAGATACTAGTGATTTTTTCCAAAGTGGAGAAACTGATATAATTATTGGTGGACCACCTTGTCAAGGGTTCTCAATGGCTGGTGCACGTATCAGAAATGGTTTTATTGATGATCCGAGAAATTATTTATTTAAACATTATTTTAATATAGTGAAGTTGGTTAAACCAAAAGCATTTGTGTTTGAAAATGTTAAAGGTATTAGAAGTATGAAAAATGGAGAAGTATTTAATGAGATTCTTAGACATTTTTCATCTGCTGAACTTCTTGATGGAGAACCTTTTAATTTATATTATAGAGTTGTTAATGCTGTTGAATTCGGAATCCCACAAAAAAGGGAAAGAATGATAATAATTGGTGTAAGAAAAGATAATGTTGATTTTGAAAAAATCTGGAATGAAACCATTAATGCTATTAAGAAAGAGAACCCTGATTATTTTGAACCAGTAACCGTATGGGATGCAATAGGTAACTTACCAACTCCTTCAGAAAATGGTATGGTGTTCAATTTATTACCTGTAACTAATTATCAAAATTACTTGTCAAATTCTAAAAAAAGTAGTCAGATTCAAAATCATAATATGACTAAACATTCTAAAGTGGCAATTGAAAGAATGAAGATAATAAAAAGTGGAGAGAATTTTACAGTTTTGAATGAGAAAATTAAATCAGTGCACAGCGGAGCATACGGTCGTTTGAGTTGGGACATTCAATCTCCAACAATTACTACAAGATTTGATACTCCAGCTGGGGGAATGTTTACACATCCTATTGAAAATAGAACATTAACTCCTAGAGAAGCTGCCAGAATACAAAGTTTTCCAGATGATTTTGTTTTTTATGGAAAAAGAACATCAATTTGCAAACAAATCGGTAATGCAGTTCCGCCAAAGATCTCATATTTTTTGGCAAGATTTTTAGATAATCTACTAAAGGGGGGAAATAAATGAATCCATTGTTAGAAAGAAAATTGAACGAACTTAAGTCTGCACAAGATTATGAATGTTGGTATTTAGTAAAACATTCAACTAATTTTGCTCATCTTTGTTATTTAGTCACATTTTTAAAAGATTATAAAGATAATCCTGGAGTTTCAGTCAATTTAGAAGAGCATATAAGTAAAAAAGTGAGTTTGATTAATTCAGTCAAACCCAATTTAAGATTGTCAGATAATTATAGAGCATTAAGGGTTGCTGCTTTTTTTGGATTAATTAAAATGACATCATCTAAGTACGATGAATGTATTTTTACAGATACATATTATGAAATATTAAATAGATGTTCTGGTGATTTTGAAAAAACAGAATTATATCAAGATATTATTACAAGACAAATTGAAAAAATGTATATTTCTTCATCGATTGATGAAGGTAAAGCAAACGTTAGAGGAGAGTATGCCATTTTCCCGATAATGTTTCTAAATAAGATATTATTAGAATTGGGAAAAGCAACTGGATCATATTCTATTACAATGAATGAGTATAGATATCTTGTTGCCACTACTAAAAAATATTCAGACTTTTTGGAAACAATGCTATACATCAAATTGTTAAGGGAAGAAGGAGATCAAACGTATAACAGTGGCATTTCCGTAATCGAAGAGTTTAAAACATTGAGAGGTAAGTTTGATAATAGAATGAACAAAGCAATTGAACTTCTAGAATACATAGAGAGTTCAAATGATAAATTAACATTGAAAGAAGAGTATATACCTTTAATATCAAAGAAGGTATATGAATTTGAAAGTAAAAATTATAATTTCAGCGATTCTGAATACATCGATTTTCTATGCTCTACCAAATCATTATTTAGTGATGACACTAAAAAAACATCTAAGATTCTTACTCCAGAATGGTTTAAAGAAAAAGGCGAGGAGTTTACTGGGGATGATTTAGAAGCACAAAGAATCTATGTTAGCTTTAACGAAAATTATGGTATCGACAAATTATCAACTTACTCCGGCGAAGAGTTATTAAATGCTTTATTTTTAGGAGGTAACTCTGATAATCTATGTCATGAACTTGAATATGTGAAGAGGAATACAGATTTATTTGGAAGTATAAAAAACGGGAATGCATTTAAGTATCCTTTATTTAAAAGAAATGGAACTTGGATGACTGGAACCGCACGTAATCCAAAAGAACTTCAACTTGATGAAACTATAATTATTGGAGTTAAAGTTAGAGATGGTCTAGTGAATGCTGTTAAAGCCATCAAAGAATCACTTCCATTAGAATCAGTAGAACAATACCTTTCTTTGTACTCCAAACTATTCACTATTATTCCTGAATATGTTGATAGTTTGTGGGTTACTAAGTATTTCCACATGATTTTTCCAGATTTATTTCCTGTCTTCTATAATAGAGATTGGCAATTAAAGGTTCTTTCACTGTTAAATATTACACCATCAGAAACATCATACGGAAGATTAGGACAAATTAATGAGTTTGTTAGAAGATGTGAAATATCAAATGTTGTTTTTTCAAAAGTTTTCCATAAGTATTGTAAAAATACGATTTTTGATGAAGATCAAGATGTGATATTTGATGATGTTGAAGTAGACAAATTAACTGGAGGTACTAATATCATACTCTATGGTGTTCCTGGTGCAGGTAAATCATGGACTATAAAAAACGAGTATTGCGATGATGATGATAGAATTGAACGTTTAGTATTCCATCCTGACTATACTTATTCTGATTTTGTTGGTCAAATATTACCTAGACTAGATGACGATGGATCTGTAAGCTATAAGTTTACTCCGGGTCCATTTACGAAACTATTAAGAAAATCCTATATTAACCCTAATAAGATGTTCTATCTAATTATTGAAGAGGTCAATAGAGGTAATGCACCTGCTATTTTTGGTGATATTTTCCAATTATTAGATCGAAATAAAGATGGAAGTAGTGAATATAAAATAACTAATAGTGACATAGCCAAAATTGTATATGGTAATGAAAACTATAAAGTATCAATCCCATCAAATATGTCAATATTATGTACAATGAATACAAGCGACCAAAATGTTTTTACCCTTGACACTGCATTCCAAAGAAGATGGAGTATGAGACTTATCAAAAATAAGTTTAAAGAAGGAAAAGAAAGTGAATTGGCTAATGCGAGAATACTGGATACTACAGTTACTTGGGAAAAATTCTTTTCAGAAATAAATAATATCATACTGCAAAAAAATATTAGAATGACCTCTTCAGAGGATAAACGATTAGGAACACATTTTGTTTCAATAGAGGATCTAAAATATATTCAAGGTGATGAAAAACAAAATAGTAGATTTCCAGAAAAGGTTCTCAAATATTTATGGGACGATGCTTTTAAATTCACAAAAGAAGATATCTTCGATTTAGATAATGTTAGAAGTCTAGAAGACGTAATTGAACATTTTTTGAGTGCAAAAGGTGATGAACGATTCGAAGTCTTTAAAGAGAATATATACAACACTCTAGTAAGAAATTAATGGGGTGAGTATATTACATGCCAATAGATCGTGATCATTTTAATTTGCGTGAACACTGTCACGTAAATAGTAACGAAGATGGAGATAGATTTGTCGGAGTAAAGGCTGATAGTGATAATGTTGTAATCTATTTTCCAATGGGGTATGAATTACCTACAAGCGAGGATGAACTAAAAAGGGATATAAAAAATCTATTTAATGTTTTAGCTACTTTTACAGATAAAACAGATAGAATTCTTCATATGGATAGGTTTACCGCTCCACATTCAGTTGAGTTCCCTATACAAGCCTACCTAAATGTTATTAATTACTACTTAGATCATAATGGAAATTATTATACAGAAACAGAATCAACTTACAAAGTGGATAAGCGAGGAAAGACTGATTGGAGCAGAACAATTAAAACTCAAACTCCAATGATTCAAGGTAAATCACTTTTATACTTTAATCAGGTGGTCAGAGTTTCTTCCCAAAATTCAAATCGGCTAATTACACGAATACATAAGTATTGTGTTTATGAAAGTTTTGAGAAAATTGGTTGGCTTTATACTACGAATAAGCCTGAACAACCAGATATTGTTTTTGATAAGACAAAATTTATTGCGACCTTAAACGATAAATTGTCTAATACTAATAATGACAATGATAAGAAATTATTTAGATCAATGATTGCCATGATTGAGTTTATGGATGATAAAACAATTGATAAGCAATTTTACTTTGGAACAGATAGATTTGAAACAGTTTGGGAAAAACTTATTGATAAGTACTTTGGGGAACCTAATAAACATGATTATTTCCCACATGCAAAATGGACTGAGAAATACGGACCAGCTAAAGGTAGACCTACATCGGCTCTTGAACCAGATACAATCATGATTTATAGAGATAAATATTATGTCCTAGATGCAAAATACTATCGCTACGGTATATTGCCTAGATTAGGTATCAATGCATTACCACAGTCATCTGACATTAATAAGCAAATCACTTATGGTCAGTATGTAAAGAATAATAAAGCACCAGTTGGTTTAGAAGTGTTTAATGCTTTCATTATGCCTTTTAACAAATCAAATAATGATTTTAAGATTACTGGATGGTATGGTAATGTTGCAGAAGCCATTGGCGATTGGATTAGTACCCATCAGGTTTATGAACGAATCCAAGGTATTGTTGTCGATACACGATACCTACTAAAAAATTATGATGGAAATCATGATTATGATAAAGAACTTCTAAGTATTGAAATAGAAAAAGTGTTGACCGATTAAAAATCAAAAGAGAGATATTCAGTCTCTCTTTTTTTGTTATATAGTAACTTCTTTTTTTCTTGCTCTATATCTATTTTGATTAGCTCGATTTGCACATTCAGTGCAACAGTATTTTTTCTTTAAAGAAGTGCGACTTACTTTAAAGTAACGACCACACTTGGGGTTCTCGCATAGTCTAGTTAGTTCTAAATTAGGCTTCATGTAAAATATTGAGAAATATAGTGCACTCATCAACGATTCAACACGCCATCTCGGTTCCATAATAGTGCTATCATATTCAGGATAGACACCTGTAATATTTGAGTTGATTTCCTCTGCAACTACAATTCTTGCAACATCAAGAACAGCTTTTTTAAATCTATCGATGTAATTTTCCCATCTTGGTTCTTCCATAAAATTAATGCTATTAAATGTAACAAACTCAAACCTTCCAATATCTTTAAATGAGTGAAATAAAACTTCAATTATTAATCTCTCATTCTTGCTCGCATCTTGATGATGAAAATATGAGTGAAAAACTCTTCTCCAAAAAGGATTCAAAACATCATAATCCGCTTTGTAAGATCTATACTCATCTAAACTAACCTTATATTCTCCAAAGATAGAATCAGTAATAATAAAATTATATTGATTGTCCATTCTTAAACTACTTTCATTGTCATTGATTTGGCTTGCTGTATCTAATTCATTGTAAAGTGTATTATGTTCACATGATTCATATTTATTGGATCCAATTGCAATCGAGTTTTTTGAAGATAGTAATAAAGCCAAAGTAACTGTTAATATTTTCTCATAGTTTTTCCGTTGAATTTCACTTATTTGACTCATTAGCTCAACAGTTGCCCTCATTCTTGAAATAACTGCTAATAAAGGTTCAGCTTCAATCTCTACAAATTTATCAGAAAATATTGGAAAGAAGAAGCCATTTTTTTCGAAGAATTTTTGATATCCTTCAACTTTATTTGCATTTATTGATAATAGAGAACTTAATATGTCACTTTCTTCAACTGCACCTGTTTTCAGTGATATACGAACTAGTCCATTCTTAGGTTCAAAAGCAAATTTAATAGGTTTGTTATTTTCACTAAAAATCTTAATTACATTTCTAACATCTTTGGGACTTTCGTATATTGTGTCAATTCTACAGAAAGATTCATAACTATCAAATGTAAAAAGGCTATTTTGATAGAAATTTTCGACCAAATTCAAATTATTTTTCATAAATTACCTCCATAACAAAGCCATTAGTAGATGCATAAATCATGTGTTTAGTAATGGTTTTTCATTTTGTCATAATAAAATAACAATAAAAATAACTCATCTTATATATTATATCAAATAACTCGCAAAAACTATATATTTATTAAGTAACACATATATAAAAATAATGGTAAATTTGACCATATTCAATTATTTAATTCAATAGAGTAGACTACTTTGTGTAAGGTAAAACTTACATTATTTTACTACTTATTCACTTCTGCGATGGGACGATCACCCATCAAGCAGTTCCTTAATTTCATTAAGTAGTAACAAAATAATAGTGGAATGCTCTCCTAAGGAAAGAGCGTACTACAAAAACAATTCGAGATGGATGAATCCAAAATATCGAGGTTTTGTGTACGTTTTTTCAGCATGCCCAAATTCCAAGAACTTCCGTCTCGAGAAATCAAACGGAGGTTTTTTATATGAAGATTAAGTATGTTTTTGCAGACGGTACAATTAGCGAAGTAGAAGTTGATGAAGAGTATGGAAGACTACATATTGAAGCTGATCGAAAGCTTGAAAATGATAATCGTAGATGGCGTTATCACGTTAAGGCATCCCTTGATGATTGTGATTATGAAGGTGAATGGTTTCAAGATACGAAACCTAATCCACATGAACAAATGTTGATTGATTTGGAATATGAGGAATCAAAAAAGGAAGTACAAGCATTCAAGAAGACTTTAACGCATACTCAATTAAAAAGATTAGAAATGCTCGAAAAAGGTATGACACAAAGAGAAATAGCTAAAAAAGAAGAGGTCAACTTGAATGCAGTTCAAAAGTCCATCGAACAGATTAGAAAAAAACATAAAACTTTTTTTGACAAATAGGGTGGTCAAAAGGTGGTCTAAATCTCCATACAGTGAGGGACAAAGAATATCCCCAGAAAGGAGAAACAAGATGAAACACAAAATGAATATCAATGTTTCAAAGGAAGAGGAATCTAAAGGTGTTATGACTTGTAAAAAGGTGAAGGTAAAAAAGAGTATGTTTGAAAAACTCTTTGGAAGCTCACAAAAGGTAACAATCATTATTCCAGGTGATTCAGTGAGCGATGTCACTATTAGTGAAATCAAAGAGAAGACGGAAGGTGGATGCTGTGGTAGATAAATTACATTCAAGGACTCATTCACCAAGTAAATCATCTATATATTTCGCATGTCCAGCAAGTACAAAGTTTTTTGAGATGTTTCAAGATGAACCAGGGCCTGAAGCTATATATGGTACAGAAACACACACATTAGGTGAAACACTTCTAAGACAATCCCTTCGTATATCTGATTTTGAAAATAATGAAATTAAATCAGCTAATGAAGTCATAAAAGATTTGACGCAATACGATGAAGAGATGCAAAGACTTGCTGAAGGATATTCTAACAAAGTGCTGAGTTTGATTGAATCAGAACGAAAAAGAATCAGTGAAGATCCTATTGTATTTATTGAAGAAACCTTAAACATGGAATGGTTGGTTAAAGATATGATTGGAACTCTAGATTTAGGAATCATTGCTGATGATGTCATGACAGTAGTTGATTTAAAAACTGGTCGGTCAAGGGTTGATTCATGGGTTATGAAAGAAGAAGGTAACAAAGAACCAAACTCACAAATTGGTTTATATGCTTTAGGACTTTACAACAACATAGGAAAACTATATCCAATTAAGAAGGTAAGACTAATCATTTTACAAGAAAGAATTAGTAATATTTCCGAGTATGAGCTATTACTTGAAGAGTTGCTGGCATGGGAAAAAGATGTAGTTGTTCCATCTATCAAAAAAACACTTGAACCATATCCAATAGCAGTTCCAAATAAGGGATGTAAATGGTGTCCTGGAAAACATGTTTGTGTGGCTAGAAAAAACACTAATCTTGCATTGTATGAAGAAACTCCAAAGGAGATCCTATTACTCACTGATGATGATATTGAGGAGTTGCTACCTAAAATGGATGAGCTCATCAAGTTTGCTGAAGACATAAAGGCGTATGCGTTGAAAAGATTACTTGATGGCCATAAATACAAAAAGCATAAATTAGTTTATTCAAGAGTGACACGCACATTTACTGACAACGATAGTGTCGCAAAGATATTAGTTGATAACGGTTATGAAGCTTATAGCAAACCTAAGTTACTAGGAATTACTGAAATTCAAAAACAGTTAGGTAAACCAAAGCTAAATGAACTACTTGGTGATTACATCACAATTGCTAAAAGTTCAATCTCAGTTGCATCTCTAGATGATGAGAGAGAAGAAGTGAATATAGAAAAATATAAGGAGGACAAAGACATATGAGTTTCGCATTTGAAATTATTCAAGGGGAAGAAAAACTACCTATCAAGTTAGGTATTTATGGAGCTGAAGGTATCGGCAAAACAAGTCTAGCAAACGAGCTGCCCGATCCATTATTCATTGACACTGAAAACGGTAGTACACGAATAAATTGTAGAAGAATCAAAACATCGAGTTGGGAGAATTTAACCGCCATTGTTAAATCCATCATAGATAATCCAACTATTTGTAAAACACTGGTTGTCGATACGCTAGATAAAGCTGAAAGTTTTTGTATCGATTACTTATGCCAAAAATTTAGAAAAGCTAATATCGAAGACTGGGGTTATGGGCGTGGTTACACCATCTTACAAGATGAAGTAAATCGATTATTTGAATTACTAAACAAGGTAATTGAAATTGGAATTCATGTGGTTGTTATTGCTCATGCTAAGCCAAGGAAATTCGAATTACCGGAGGCGACCTCAGCTTATGATAGATGGGAATTAAAGCTAACAAGACAAGTAGGACCTCTTTTTAAAGAGTGGTGTGATATTTTGCTGTTCTGCAATTACAAGACATACGTGGTAACTACAGATAACAACACTAAAAAAGCACAAGGTGGCAAGCGTGTTATGTATACAACGCATCATGCTTGTTGGGATGCGAAAAATAGATTCAATTTACCAGATGAATTAGAGCTTGGTTTTAAACCAATTGCACATTTATTTACTAATGAAGTTGAAGTGCAAAATCAGATTGAAGAAATTAAAACTGAAGAAAAACCCACAAATCTTATGAAACTTAAAAGCATGATTGCAGAAGCAGGGATTACAGAAAATTCACTTAAGGTCGTTGTCGCTACAAAAGGTCATTATTCTTTAGAAGATGATATATCAACTTATTCAGATGATTTTATTACCAGATGGATTTTTCCGAACTGGTCAAAAATCACTCAAGCAATTTCAAAAACTAACGGAGGAAAATAAAAATGTCAGAAATTAACAACAATAATTTGGTTCTTGAATGGAATGATTCCATTGAGAACGATGGACAAGAGTATATCTTATTACCTGAAGGTGATTACAATTTCACGGTTATAGATTTTGAACGTGGAAGATTTAATGGTAGTGCAAAAATTCCAGAATGTAACAAAGCAATTATCACAGTGCAAGTCGAATCAAAAGAAGGTATTTCAACTATCAAGTTTGATTTAATCTTATATCGTTCTTTAGAGTGGAGACTTTCTGGATTCTTTAGAAGTATAGGACAGAAGAAACATGGTGAAAAACTCGTAATGGATTGGTCTAAAGTAGTCGGATCAAAAGGTAGAGCTCATTTTAAACAACGTTCATACGTAAATCAAAATGGTGAAGAGAAGTTTGTAAATGACGTTGACCGTTTCATTGATTATAATGAAGACTTCTTTGATGATCTTCCTTTCTAGGAGGGTCAACTATGGTACTAAGACCTTATCAAAATGCTGCAGTTGAAGCAATAAGAAATCAGTGGAAACTCGATTATAAAAAAACATTATTAGTTCTTCCTACAGGGACAGGTAAAACTGTAGTCTTTTCTAAAGTCGTAGAAGAAGAAATAAAAGATGGTAGTAATGCTTTAATACTTGCACATCGTGGTGAGCTACTTGACCAAGCGGCCGTTAAATTAATGGAAACCAGTGGACTAGATTCAGCTTTAGAGAAGGCTGAGTCTACAGCCATTGGCTCAAAGAAAAAAGTAACGATTGCGTCTGTTCAAACATTAGCTCAAGAGAAAAGACTTACAAACTTCCCTAAAGATTATTTTAAGACTATCGTAGTGGATGAAGCACACCACTCAATGAGTGATACGTATCAACGAATACTGAATTATTTTGATGGTGCAAACATACTAGGTGTAACTGCAACACCTGATCGCTCTGATCAGAAAAGTTTAGGTAAATATTTTGATTCAAAAGCCTATGAATACACATTACATCAAGCAATCAAAGATGGTTATCTTAGCCCAGTAAAAGCACAAATGATACCTCTTGAATTGGATATTCATAATGTCAGTGTTTCAAACGGTGACTATGCTGTAGGAGATTTAGGTACTGCTTTAGAGCCTTACTTAAATCAGATTGTATTAGAAATGTTGAAATACTGTAAAGGTCGAAAAACAGTCGTTTTCTTACCTCTTGTTAAGACATCTCAAAAGTTCTGTGAACTGCTAAATCTACATGGAATCAAGGCAGCTGAAGTAAATGGCTATAGCAAAGATAGAGATGAAATTCTAGCAGATTTTGAAGCTGGTGAGTACGACGTATTGTGTAACTCAATGTTATTAACAGAAGGCTGGGATTCTCCGGCAGTCGATTGCATAATCGTTTTAAGACCTACAAAGATTAGAAGTTTATATCAACAAATGGTAGGGCGCGGTATGCGTCTAGCACCAAACAAGAAAGAATTATTATTACTCGATTTTCTTTGGATGACAGAAAGACATGATTTATGTAAACCATCAGCTCTCCTTTCTAAAGACGCAGAAATTGCGAAACGAATTAATAAAAAGATGATGGATAAAGAAAGTGGCATAGATTTACTTGAAGCAGAAAAAGATGCTGAAAGCGATGTAATTAAAGAACGTGAAGAAGCACTTGCTAGAGAACTTGCTGCCATGAAGAAACGCAAATCCAAACTTGTTGATCCAATACAGTATGCATTCTCAATCGCTGCAGAAGATTTAGCAAACTATGAACCAACTTTTACATGGGAAATGGGACCTGCGACTGAAAGACAATTAAGCTACTTAGAAAAACAAGGTATACATATAGAAGCAGTATCATGCTTTGGTATGGCGAGTATGCTAATTGATAAATTGAAGAGTAGACAAGTTGAAGGATTAGCTACACCTAAACAAATAAGATTACTTGAACGATATGGATTTAATCATGTAGGTATGTGGCCTTTTGATTCAGCTAGCAAAATGGTGTCAAGACTAGCTGAGAACAGATGGCAATTACCTAAAGGCATAAACGTATCAAGTTATCAACCGTAGGAGGATTTACATGGACAATTTACTTGAAGCCTTGAATCAAATAGATGTATCAAACGTTTCTTATCAAGATTGGATTAATGTCGGTATGGCACTCAAGGCTGAGGGCTATGAATGTTATATATGGGATAACTGGAGTAAGAACGATAAACGCTACAAGGATGGGGAATGTGATAAAAAATGGAGGGGCTTTAATGGCTCCTCTAATCCCGTATCTGGTGGCACGATTATTAAACTTGCGAAAGATTATGGTTGGATACCGCCAACAAAAGTTAATGGCGGTTTAATCGAATGGGATGACATCATAGAATACGATGGTGAAGGTATGATCTATGATCCAACAACATCCATGAAACCAACAGAACAGCTGATTAAATATTTAGAAACGTTATATAAAGATGATGAATTAGTAGCCTATGTAACAAATGATGTACGGAAAAATGCTGATGATAAATGGATGCCTGGAAAGGGTCACTTTGACCGTACAGCTAAAGAACTTATTAAACTATTAAAAAAATATCCAGATGATATTGGTGCAGTCATTGGAGATTGGAAAAGTGATTGTGGTGCATGGATTAGATTTAATCCGGTTGATGGGCATGGTGTAAAAAATGAGAACGTAACTCGATTTACATATGCACTAGTTGAATCAGATGAAATACCTATTCATGAGCAAGATGCAATTTACAGAAAACTAGAACTACCGATAGCATGTTTAGTTCACAGTGGAGGTAGAAGCTTACATGCAATTGTAAGAGTCGATGCTAGTGATGCGGAAGATTATCGCAAGAGAGTTGATTATCTATATGATTTCCTTGATAAAAACGGACTAAAAGTCGACAAGGCAAATAGAAATCCATCACGACTATCCCGTATACCTGGTGTGACAAGAAATGGTGTTGTTCAAACCTTAGTAGACACGAATATTGGTAGACGAACCTACGATGAATGGCTTGATTTTACGGAAGGTTTAATCGATGAAATGCCTTCACTCGAATCACTAGATAAAGAGTTAGCACATTTACCTACTTTAGCACCTGAACTCATTCAGGGTGTAGTTAGAGTTGGACATAAGATGCTTATTTCTGGTTCTTCAAAAGCAGGTAAAAGTTTCTTATTAATGCAGCTTGCTATTGCATTATCCGAAGGTGGTAAATGGTTAGGATTTCAGTGTAAAAAATCAAAGGTTTTATATGTGAATTTAGAGATAGATAGAGCGAGTTGTTTACATCGCTTTGATAAGATTTATAAAGCTTTAAAGATATCACCTAAAAACAGTGGAAATATCAAGGTTTGGAACCTTAGAGGACGTGCAATGCCATTAGATAAATTAGTACCAAAACTAATAAGAAAAGTTGCTAATCAAGGCTTTGATGCAATCATCATAGATCCTATTTATAAAGTTATTACAGGTGATGAGAATAATGCGTCTGATATGGGTGCTTTCTCAAATCAATTTGACAAAATATGTAATGAAACAGGATGTGCTGCAATCTATTGTCATCATCACTCTAAAGGTTCTCAAGGTTTCAAAAAAGCGATGGATAGAGCTTCAGGATCAGGCGTTTTCGCTCGTGATCCAGATGCACAGCTAGATATGATTCAACTTGAAACAAGTGATGAATTCATGGCACAAAATGCAGATGACACAACGTCAACTGCTTGGAGATTAGAAAGTAGTTTGCGTGAATTTAGAAACTTTAAACCTGTAAACTTTTGGTTTGAATATCCTATTCATAGAATTGATGATAAAGGTATCTTAGCTAAAAACTATGCGGAAGGAGATCCTAAAGGGAATCTTGAAAAGAGTGGTAAAAGAAATCAAACACCTGAGTCAAGAAAAGATGAATTTGATAAGGCCTTTGACATAAATATTGATGACAATGGTGAATGTGAAATAAAAACTCTCGCTGAGTATTTGGATGTCACTGAACGGACTATAAGAGCAAGAGTAACTGAATTTAATGATTCATATGAATTTAAAAAAGGCATAGTTAAAAGGCTGCCTATAAAAAGGGAGAATAAAGATGATAACTAATGGAAAACCATATACAAATGAAAATGGACATATTGATGATGAATTAATGTCGGATTTGTCTTTTGAGACTCAGCAAAAAGTATATTTATGGATTAAAGACGGATTCATAAAAAGAAAAACAGTTAATGGAAATCATTCTTCATATGGATTAAAACATGTGCTTCAAGATGATACAGGAATCTATCTAACCAACAATCAATTTAAAGATGCAATGATGATTTGTGGGTTCAATCCAGTGAATCCAAATGACTTGAATTGGTATTACAAAATTAGTCAAAAATCACCGATTGTTAAACGAAAAATATATTAATATTGAATTTTGGAAAATAGGAAGTTTAACCCTTTCTTCAAAATGGAAATAAAAATGGAAAATAGGGCTTATATATATGTTGTTGTTTCCAACACGCTGACGCATCGTTTGTAGGATAGGGCTTATAGCCTTGCCCTATCCCAAACATATGCATCAACGTCAGCACTTGCCTATCTTCACTAAAAAATTAAAAAAAGGAGGTAACGATGAAAATATTTCTGTTATTTGACCCACCAACAATCACAGCTCAACAAAACAAAGTTACCCTAGTAAATAAGAAACCTGTGTTCTATAAACCTGAGAAACTTAAGCAAGCTAGAAGCACTATCATCAAACACCTTAAACCTTTTAAACCACTTAAACCAATCGAAGGTCCGATTAAACTTCAAGTCATATGGAGATTCCCTAGAGGTAAAAGACATAAACATTTGGAATGGAGAGCAACTAGACCAGACACTGATAATTTGGAAAAGATGCTCAAGGACTGTATGACTGAAGTAGGGTTTTGGATAGATGATGCACAAGTGGTCGTTGAGCATGTTGAAAAGCTATGGTCAGATGATCCAACTGGTATTTCGATTGAAATTGAAGTACTTAGTAAAATTAAGGAGGAAGCAGGATGAATGTAAAAGAATACTTAAGTCGATATCAAGAAACCAAAGATAAAATCGAAAAACTAGAACAAATAGTTGCTGAATACATACGTCTTGCTAACACCATACCTGGGATTAATTTTGATCAAGTACGCATTGATGGAACTAAAAGTTTACAAGCACCGTTTGAAAAGTGGATTCTAAGAGCACTTGATGACGAAATACTTATCGAATCATTAAAAAAGGATCTACCAAAAATCAAATGTGAAATTTTGGCGTCAATAGATTGTTTAGATGTTGAAGAAGAAAGAAAACTATTAATCTTTCGCTACATAGATTGTCTCAGTTGGAAGGACATAGCCGAGAAATTGTTTGTATCATCTTCAACTTTAAAAAGATGGCACAGTGATGCATTAAGCAAAATAATTATATTGGACCATGATGGACCATCGTGAACCATTGTGAACATGTCAAGTGTGTGATAAGATTAAAATGTACAAAGATGTAGCAAAAGGTGGCTACTAGAATTTATGGAATACTGGCTTTATAAACCAGCCTAGAAACTAATGAAAGAATTCAGAAATGAGTTCTTTTTTGTTTTTGCAGAGATACTTGTAGTATTCCAACTGGTGAACTATTACAGTTATTTACCTACAGTTGGAGTGATTATATGAAAGGAAAATTGCTAGACCTATATGAACGATGGGAAAAGTCAGGGCATCTAGAAAGTAAGTTGAAATCAATTGCTGAGATGGTATCTAAACGAGCGACACAGCGACAAGTTGCTGAATATTTAGGTGTCACTGAGAAAACGATTATCAAACTGAGAAAAGTACATCCAAAGCTGAATGATGCATTTCAGTATGGGGATGAAGAGTTAAAACACAAACTACTTGATGCTGTTTATCAAAGAGCTATAGGTTTTGAATATGAAGAAACACAAACAGTAATTGAAGAAACAAAGACTGGGACTAAGAAACGAATCACTAAGTTTAAGAAACAGTCGCTACCAGACATTGCTGCAATTAAATATTTACTCATTACGAAGTTTGGTATTGAGTATAACGAGAAAAAGGCGGAAATTGATCTAATGGCAAAACGCCTAGAAAAAGATGAGGAGGAATGGGTAAATGAATATAGTGATGAAACAAGTATCAGAACTCAAAGCGTACGAAAACAATCCAAGAAATAATGAAGCGGCAATTGATGCAGTTGCTAAAAGTATCGAGGAATTTGGATTTAAGGTTCCTATTGTGATTACGAGTGATAATGTGATTATTGCTGGACACACAAGGCTAAAAGCGAGCTTAAAACTTGGATTGGCAACTGTTCCTTGTATTGTTGCTGATGACCTCACAGAAGGGCAAATTAAGGCCTTTCGTTTGGCAGATAACAAGACTGCAGAACTCGCTTCATGGGACTTTTCTAAATTAGAGGATGAACTTGCTAATATTGAAATGGATATGAGTGTATTTGGATTTGAATCATTAGAGGGGGAAGTCCCTGATAATGCAACAGATGATGATTTCGATCCTACAGACGAACTCAGTGAAACACCATACGCTAAGTTAGGTGATATATTTCAACTTGGAACACATAGAATCATGTGTGGTGATTCAACGGATAAAGAAAGTGTTGAGAAACTACTTGACGGACAAAAAGTAGACATGACGTTTACCGATCCGCCTTATAATGTGGATTATGAAGGAACTGCTGGAAAGATTAAGAATGACAAGATGGGAGACGAAAGCTTCTATCTTTTTCTTTTTAATGCATTCAAGAATATCTTTGACAACACCAAACCGGGTGGTGCAATCTATGTATGTCACGCTGATACAGAAGGTTTGAATTTTAGAAATGCTTATAAGAATGCAGGCTTTAAGTTAGCGGAGTGTCTTATTTGGGTAAAGAATGCATTAGTGCTTGGTAGACAAGATTATCATTGGCGGCATGAACCAATTCTTTATGGATGGAAAGAAGGTGCTGCTCATTACTTTATTGATGACCGCACGCAAGATACGATATGGGAATACAACAAACCTAAACGAAATGAAGAACATCCAACGATGAAACCATTAGAACTTTGTGGAAGAGCAATCTCTAACTCATCAAGAGTTGGTGAAGTTATTTTAGACTTATTTGGAGGCTCTGGATCAACTATGATCGCATCAGATCAGCTTCAAAGAAAATCATACCTAATGGAACTTGATGAAAGATTTGTTGATGTTATTGTAAAAAGATATCTAAAACATAAAGGTTCTATTGCAGAATGCTACTTAATACGAGATGGCAAAAAAATAGAACTCAGTTCAATTGATGAGTTCAAGAATGTATTAACCGATATTGAAGAAGTCTCGAACTAATAGTCACTATAGTGAAAAATTGACTTGCTATAAGTTGTTTTTTATTGATATATAGTAGTAACCAAATAAAAGTGGTTAGAAAAGAGGCATAGCAAATGAAGGTTTTATTTGAAAGAAAAGCATTCAAGGAACAAATCATACCACAAGATGAATTTGTGATTGAGAAAGTAGTAGAGATTCCAATCAAGCAGTTTAATAAGTTCTTAGACGACATGCTTGGGGATTACAAATTCATAGAAGAACATAAGGATTTGATGTATATCGATAACAATAACGTATGGCATTCAATTTTAGTTACAACTAAGGAAGTAGACTTTGGAATCCTTGTTCAATCAGAAGGTTACAGTTATGCAAGATACTCAGCCTATATTAGAAAAGATGAAATAGGAGGTTCAAGCAATGGATAAGCAACAACCTCTTAGTTATTGGATCAAAGCGTATAATGAAGGAAAGTTTGATTCAAAGGACACAAAAGTTCAAATAGAAGCTGGATGGTATGATTGGTTTTGCAAAGATTCAAGTCTAACTAATAAAACGAAGAAGATGGGTAACATCATCAAACAAATTAAACCAGGTGGAAAAGTTGATTTAGAAACAAGCTATGTATGGTTCAAGAATAACTGTCCACTAAACGGTCCACTCTATGATGATTTTAGAATTGCAGATATCGAAACAAACAATACCTTAATCCTAGTTCAAATTGATTGTGTTTGGAACGATACAAAATATACTGTGTATGAACGATTAGACGGATTTGATAAACCAGTGCTTAAAACCAACTCATCAAGAGACCTAGTCAAATGGTTGAATAAAGGATGGAATAAGTAATGTTTAAAGAATACAACGCGCATCCAAAAGGAATCAAAACAACTGATTGTGTCGTGAGAGCCATCAGCACTGCAATGGATAAAGATTACGTGGAATGCAGAAGAGAACTCAATCAAAAGAAACGAGAATGGAATTTCACAAGTTATAAAGATACTGAGTTCTTATATAAATATTTTGAAGGTAAACCTAGACTAATATTCAAAGCTGTTAAAGGTGAACCGAGAATTAAAGGTAGCGACTTTTGTGAACTACATCCAAAGGGAACTTATATCTTAAAGATGGCTGGCCATGTCGCAGCGTGCATCGATGGAGTGATTTTAGATACTTGGGATTGTTCATATCGTTCAGTCTATACCGCATGGGAAATAAAAAATAGTAATTGGGAGCGTTAAGCTCCTTTTTTACTCGTTAATGGAGGAAGTTGAAGCATGCAAGTCATAACAAGTGAATCGGTGTTTAGTGGACATCCAGATAAGGTCTGTGACCAAATCAGCGATACAATACTAGATGCCATTTTAGAACAAGATAAAAAAGCAAGAGTAGCAGTTGAAACAGCCATCAAGGATGATTTCGTATTTATCTTTGGTGAGGTTACAACAACTGCGAAAGTTGATTATAAAGAAGTAGCAATTAACAAACTTAAAGAAATAGGATACGATGAACCATTTAATGTCTTAGAAAAGATTAGTAAACAATCACCTGATATTGCACTTGGTGTTGATTCAACTGAATCACATGAACAAGGTGCTGGTGATCAAGGGATTATGTTTGGTTATGCATGTAATGAAACAAAAGAGTTAATGCCACTACCAATTATGCTAGCAAATCAAATCTCAAAAGAAATGGATAATGCTAGAAAAGAAAAGTATTCACACATCTTTGGTCCTGATGGTAAATGTCAGGTTTCAGTTGAATATGAAAAGGGTAAACCAAAGAAGGTAAAAACAATTGTTGTTTCAGCCCAAACAAAGTCATGGATTAATAGAGAACTATATGAGGACATAATTATCAATGAAGTATTAACTAAAGTCTTAGATGACAAAGCGATTCGAGAAGCTGAGATTCTTATCAATCCAACAGGTGAGTTTGTTATTGGTGGACCTTATGCAGATTCAGGTTTAACTGGTAGAAAGATAATCGTCGACACTTATGGTGGATACGCTAAACATGGCGGTGGAGCTTTTTCTGGCAAAGACGTGAGCAAGGTTGATCGCAGTGGGGCTTATTATGCTAGGTACGTTGCAAAAGCCGTTGTAAGGGCAAATTTAGCGGACAGGTGCGAAGTTCAGCTAGGGTATGTGATTGGTATTTCTAATCCTGTAAGTATTCATATAAATACGTTCAATACAGGTGTTATTAGTGATGAAGCAATTCAAGGACTTGTAAGTAAGATATTTGATTTTAGACCTTCAATGATTAGAAAAGAATTATTACTTGATGAAGTTAAGTATCAAGACTTAGCTAAGTATGGTCACTGTGGAAGAGAAGATTTAAATGTTGCTTGGGAATCAGTAGACTTAAAAGCTAAGCAGTTAAGGAAATTATATGAAGAAACCAAAAGAGCTTCACAGGTTCTATAAATCGAAGGCTTGGTTCATTGCTCGCAATATCAAAACAAACGCCACACAGGGCAAGTGTGAGCGATGTGGTGCCGTAGGTGAAGAGGTACATCACAAAAAAAGACTCACCGTTGAGAATGTGAATGATTCGTCAATTAGCCTTAATCAAGATAACTTGGAACTGCTTTGTAAGAACTGTCACAATGACGAACATGGAAGATTTAAGAAAAAAGAATTAATGTTTGATAAGGATGGTAATTACGTAGGGTAAATGATAAAATTAAATAAAAGTATAGGATAGGTTTTTATATGTCAAAAATAGAGTGTTTAAAAGAAACATTAATTAACTTAATTGAAGCTGAACCATTTATTCAAAAAATCGATATTATCAGCGGAAAATATGGAGTGAATTCAGAATATAAGAACGGGATTTATTTTTTATATGATAAAGATGAACAAGTAGTATACATTGGTAAAGTAGGTAATGGTAAAAGTACTTCGTTATATAGTAGATTGACTGGACATGGAAGCGGTTCTCATAAGGTTGAGTACTGGTGGAAAGAAATTGTGAAATGCAAGTTTAAATCATTTCAAGACTTAACCAATAGAGAACTTAATCAAATAGAAAGACTTGCAATAAACAAAAAAGGTCCAAAGTTTAATGATGTAAAGATAAATGATTCAGAAGCAGAAATAATCATTAATAAAATAGCCCCCCTATCAAGTGATAATTAACTACTTAAGGGTACCGCATGGGTGGGCTCTTAAAAAACGCAAGGCAAAAATTTTGAAAATCCAGAAATTAGATTAAGTCACTACGGTGGCTTTTTATTTTATTGAAAGTGAGTGAATATTATGGCAGTGATTGATAAAGTACAAATTGAATATGAAAGATTAAAGACGCTCTTTTTATCAGTTGAACAATCAAAGAGCGAACTTGTGGATAATTTAATCAATGAAGCAGCTTTTATGAGAGTTCAATTAGAATCACTTCAAAACCAAATTAGAAAATATGGTGCTGTTCAAATTTCCAAAAAAGGTGCACAACGTCAAACTGAAGCAGCCAAGTATTACACGAAACTCGTGAATGCATATGGAACAGTCATCAAAACACTTAATTCCATTATGGGTAAAAACATAATTGATGAAGATGATGAATTTGAGAAGTTCATAGGCAGAATGTCAGAATGAACTATTTATTAATGTATTACGATGAGATTCAAAAGGGCAAAATAAAAGTTGGTAAAGAATTACTAACAGTCCTTGAATCACTTATTAAAGATATGGATAATCCTAGATACACTTTTGATGAACGTCCTGGAAATATACGAATCGAGTTTATAGAAACTTTCTGCAAACATACTAAAAGTCCATTTAATGGAGAACCATTCATACTAGAATTATGGGAGAAGGCAGTACTTCAAACCGCTTATGGATTTAAAATGGCGGATACTAATTTAAGAAGGTTTAATGAAGTTTTATTATTGATTGCCAGAAAGAATGGTAAGACAACCTTTATCGCAGGTATAGATCTGGCGGAGTTCTTCTTATCAAAAGGCGGAGTTGATATCGTATGTGCATCAAACACATCTGAACAAGCGAATATCCTATTTGAAGAAATTAACAATATGAGAGAAGGCTCAAAAGCTCTATCGAATGAAAAGAGAAGCAAGAAGAATATCTTTCACATTTACTCACCAAAAACTAAGAATAAGATAAAAAAACTGTCAGCACAATCAAGAAATAAGGATGGATACAATATAGAGGTTGGTTGTATTGATGAGGTTCATGAAATGACTGATTCAAAAGTCTATGATGCTATCAAGCAAAGTCAATCAACTAAAGAGGAACCGCTGATTTTTATTATTACAACAGAAGGTAATACTGTAGGTGGGTTCCTAGATAGTAAACTTGATTATGTTAGAAAAATGATCAAAGGGGAGGTCCACGATGAACGAGTACTACCCTGGTTATATACTCAAGACTCAATTAATGAAATATATGAAGATAAAAGTACATGGCAAAAAAGTAATCCGAGCATCGGGACTGTTAAGACATATTCATACTTAGATGACTTGATGAATAAATCTAGGCATGACTTAGCAACACGAGTTACGATGCTTTGTAAAGACTTCAACGTTAAACAATTAGAACAAGGATCATGGTTAACTTATAATGATCTAAACAATGAAGCAACGTATGATATCAATGAGCTAAGAAATAGTTACGCCATTGGAGGTGTTGACTTATCATCAACCACCGACCTTACAGTTGTACTCTTATTAGTAATCAAAGATGGTAAGAAGTATGTTATCCCACAATTTTTTATGCCGAGTGAAGTTATTAAACGTAGGAAAGAAGAAGATAACGTACCTTATGACATCTGGGTTCAACGAGGTTTAATTACAGTAACTGAAGGTAATCAAAATGACTTTACATTGGTTACTCAGTGGTTTTTGATGATGATTCGAACTTACGAAATTAGACCTCTATGGGTAGGTTATGATCCATGGAATAGTCAGTACTGGATTAAAGAAATGGAAGACTTAGGTTTTGAAATGGAAAAGGTCAGACAAGGTATATACTCTTTATCTGAGCCCATGAAACAACTCGAAGCTGATTTGAAAAATGGAAATGTAATCTATAACAATAATCCAATAATGAAGTGGAATTTATCAAACACTCAGGCCAAGATTGATATTAACGGTAACATTCAGCCATCAAAACTTGGAAGCAAGTATAAAAGGATTGATGGGGCTGTAGCACTTATCATTGCGTATGCAGTTTTGAACAGATATAAGTTGGATTATAAGAATATGATATAAAAAACTCTTAACATAAGAGTCTTTTGTGAGGTGCTATTGATTTTATTAGCTTTATGGATTTGTATTTCCATAATATATTGCCAAACCCAAAAGGCCACATAATATAAGTCCAAATAAAATCTTAAGAACACTACGTTCTTGAACACCATTAATAAGTAGTTTGAATGGAAAAACGAATATAAAGTAAAATGTGTATTTCATGAAAAAAAGAAATGGAACTAACCACCAACCAAATAATACCCATAGAAGTATCTGCCCAGCTAATGTATCCTTATCCTCTATTTCTTCAATTATTATTCTGTAAATTGCCATTATAAATTTCTCCATCTATTTCGTTTTAGCTTTATTTATTCAACAAAAATTATCATAAGATCGATGCGATTAATGTCAGTTTCGAGATCAAATTGCAGATTAATATGATAATCTTTAAAATTAGTTTTGTTGGATATGATATTAGTTATTGCTTCAATTTCGGACACTTTTAATCCAAGTCCAGAGTTAATATTAATTAGAACTCTATTTGAGTGCTTAATAAGTGATTCATCAATATTAATAAGCTCATCTAACTTATAAATATTTAATTTGTCGATATAAATAATACAATGAATGAAGTCTAAGTTTTTATAATAGGATTCATCGAATCTTAACATAGATGGTTTACTAATCTCATCTAGAAATTCTAAAATTCGAGATTTATCTGATACAACATTCATAGTTATTCACTTCCACAGCCACAGCCTATTATGTAAAGTATATCATATTATTTCATGACTTACAATACATAGATGGAGAAGTATAAGGAGTTTAAGAAAAATGCCATTATTTAGAAAAAAAAAGGAAGGTTCAACAAGCACCTTCCAGTTATTAAATCAAAACAATACGTTCTTCACACCTTTTGGAAACAATATATCAAAGAGTGATGTTGTAAAGATTGCGATTGATCGGATAGCAAGTCAGTGTGCAAAACTAAAACCAAGATACATAAAGAAAGCGAATGATAAGACAGTTAAGGAGAAATCTGGCAAACTGTCTTTTATTTTAAAGCATCAACCAAATGAGGTTATGACTCCATACCAATTTATCTATATGGTGATTACGACACTACTCATGAACGACAATGCATTTATCTATCCAATGTTTGATGGTTCAACCGGTGAAATTAAAGCTCTTTATCCGCTTAAACCATCCATTGTTGAACCAATCATAGATTCAGGTGGTAGTTACTATTTAAAGTTTAGCTTTGACAGTACGGATTCCTTCACGATTCCATATGAGAACATTATTCATATTAAAAGGTTTTACCACACGAATCAGATCTTTGGTGGATCGAGTTCTAAAGGTGACCAAGAAGCACTGCTAAAAACAATACAAATCAATGAGAATGTACTTCAAGGTATTGATAATGCTCTTAAGAGTTCCATGCAGATTAAGGGACTTCTTAAAATGAGTGCGATGTTAAGTGAAACAGATAAGAAAAAACAACTTGATTCATTTAATGAGATACTCAAAGAGTCCATTAGAAATAAAGGCAGTTCAATTATTCCTGTGGATTTAAAAGGTGATTATGTACCTTTAACAACAGATCCAAAGCTAATAGATAAGGATACCTTAGAGTTTTTACAATCAAAAATCCTAGATTACTTTGGTGTATCTGTTCCAATCTTTCATTCCAAATATACAGAAGATGAGTTTAACTCATTTTATGAACAAACCATCGAGCCTTTAGCCATTCAAATGTCTGAGGCTTTTTCTTTAGGCTTGCTTACTCAAAATGAAATCATGCGTGGTGAAGAGATTATCTTTTATAGCGAAAGACTTCAATACGCATCTTGGAACACAAAGGTTACAGCGATTGAAAAGCTCATGGGTTTAGGCATCATGTCACTGAATGAATCAAGAGGGTTGTTGGGACTTGAACCAGTAGAAAACGGTGATAGAAGATTACAATCACTCAATTACGTCGATGCGACAAAAGCAAACGAATATCAAGTAGGGAAGGATGATTTAAATGAAGGTAACAATTAACGGTAAGGTTTCAAAAGATGTATTAAATACTGTTTTAGAAGAACAAAAAGAAAAGATTAATACAATCGAAACCTTTTGTAAGACACACAAAATTAGTGAGTTTTCATACAAGGACAATGAACTTGAATTTGTGTATGAAAAACAAGCTGCAAAACCTAAGGAGGTTGAGAAACGATGAAGAAAGAAACCAGAATAGCAGAAGTTAGGCTAGAAGAAACTGATGACAAGATGATCTTAGAAGGATATGCAATCGTTTATGATGAGCCCACTTTAATTGGTGATGAATCGTATGGATTTATTGAAAGTATTAGTAGAAGTGCAATCACGGATGCAGCCATCAAAGATGTGCCAATGAAGTATAACCACATGGACTCATTTTTAATCATCGCTCGAACTAAAAACGGCTCACTTACTTTAACAAGTGATGATGTCGGATTAAAGGTTAGAGCAGAGTTGCTTGATACACAAAGCAATCAAGATATATTTAAGATGGTCAAATCAGGCTTATTGGATAAAATGAGCTTTGCATTTGTAGTGAGTGAACAGGAATGGAATCGTGATGGTGATATTCCAAAAAGAACTATCAGAAAGATTGAACGTTTATATGATGTTTCAATCGTTGATACACCTGCTTATGATAAGACTTCGATTTATGCTCGTTCTTTAGAGGCTATGGACTTAGAACTAAAGACTATGGATTTAGCAGAGAAAAATATGAAGGCTGAGCTTATAAGAAGAAAACTAAATTTGAAAATAAAAATAGGAGAATAATCAGATGAATTTAGAAAAAAGAAGTAATGAAATTAAAGCACGTATCACTGAAATCAAAGGTTTGATTGGTGCGGAAGTAACACTTGAAGTGTTAGAACAATTGGAAGCTGAAGTTGATGAACTCAATAAAGAAAAGGACACGATTGAAAGAAAACTTGCTATTCAAAACAAGACGAAAATCAATCCAGTCGTTGTTGAAAGATCGAATCAAGTAGATAAAGATCAATTAGAAACACGTGGTAAGAACCTAAGAGAAAGTAGAATTATTCAAGTTTCAAGTGAAGAGATTCTATTACCTGAACACATTGCCGATGGCATTGCACCGCATCCATTTGCACAAGTATCTGCCTTAGTAGATAAGGTCAAAGTTGTGAACTTAAATGGTGGGGAAACCTATAAAAAGTCATTTGTTAAAGGTAGTGGTATTGCTGGTTTAACTGGAGAGGGTGAACCTTATTCAGAAACTGAACCAGAGTATGGTTATTTAACAATCACTAAAGTTAAGGTGACTGCTTATACAGAAATCACTGAGGAGTTAGAAAAATTACCTAACTTACCATATCAAGCTGAGGTTTTAAAGAATATTAATCTATCCCTTAAAAAGAAGATTAGTGAACAAATCCTAAGAGGTCCAGGTACATCCAATACATTCACAGGAATCTTTAGTGATAAGGCAATCGCTTTATCTGATACTGCAGATTTAGAAATCACCTCAATTACAGACTCAACCTTAGATGATATCATCTTTGCTTATGGTGGTGATGAAGAAGTAGAGGGTGGAGCATACTTAATTTTGAACAAGAATGATTTAAGAGCATTTGCTGGCTTACGTACTGCAGAAGGTAGAAAAGTCCACACGATTGACTACATCAACAACACGATTGATGGTATTCCATACATCATTAATTCTCATTGTAAGGCTATTTCGGACACAAACACTGCAGCTGGAGAATATGGTATAGCTTATGGATCCTTACTCAATTATGAAGTGCCTGTTTTCTCACCTGTTGAGATTAGTAAGTCTAATGATTACAAGTTTAAAGATGGCATCATTTGCTACAAAGCATCCGTATTTACAGGCGGTAACGTTGTAGGGTATAAAGGCTTCCTAAGAGTTAAAAAGAAAGCCTAAGCAAGAATAGAATTGAGGTTAGAATATGGGACTACTTGAAACAGTAAAGAAATCATTATTAATTCCTATCAGTGAAACCTATGCTGACGATGAATTAAATAATCATATCAGTGCATGTAAAAACTTACTCGTATCGACAGGGATTACACCAGCAGTTGTCGAGAGCCATCCATTAGCTCATTCGCTAGTGGTTATTTACTGCAAGACCTTCTTTGGTTTTAAAGCAGATGGTTCTGTTAAAGATTTACCAAAGAGTTTTGACATGCTCTTGAATCAATTAGCATTAACAAGTGGTGATTATCATGTTTCCGAGTAGTCCTAATATTCGACTGATTTTATTAAAGATCACATTAATGAAAGATGAGATCGGTAATCAAGGTTATGGTTTCATTTCCAAAAAAGAAGTCATTGGCATTTCAAAATCAGTAACTTCTAAAGAGTATTATGAAAGTAAAAAGAATGAATACAAAGTAGACATGGCACTTAAGATTCAAAGCTTCTTGTATGACGGTAGCAAGTATGCAATCATTGATGACTTGATTTATCAAATTGAACGAACATATCTACAAGGACAGTTTTTAGAACTCTACTTGATGGAAACAAAAATGAAGGTGAGTGATATTCATGGCTACATTGAATGATTTTGTTGATGAAATTAATCATGAAATATCAGAATATGCAGAATCAGTTAAAAAAGAACTTGAACAAAAACTTGATGAAACTGCAACATTGATATTAGAGTATGTCATAGCAAATACACCAAGAAGTGGTAGAAAAGGTGCGATGGCAGATGAGTTTATAAAGACTGACATTGGTGAAGGTCATACGAAAACCATTGTTATCCATGCAAAAGAAAAGGGTAGATTGATTCACTTGATTGAATTTGGGTTTCAACATAAGAATGGAAAGTATGTCGCTGCAAGACCTTTCATGAGACCTGCATTTGACTACTTTACACCCAAAATGCTGGATGATATTAGGAGGATTATACGTGGGAACTAAAGAAAGATTAACATACTTTTATGGACTCCTTAATGACGTACTACCTGGTAATGTTCATTATGCACTTTATGTAACTGATAACGCCGAACCACCTTTTATTGTCTACCAGGAATTGAATAAAAATCCAAAGGTCTATGCGGATGATTCGTATTTAATTAGGCAAGTGACGATTCAAATCACACTTGTTACCAAAACAAAAGATACAACGATTGAATCTAGTTTAGAAGAAGTATTACAAAATGCAGGTATTGATTTTAGAATGATTAGCGAGTATTCACTAGTTGATACTGGCATTTATCGAATTTATGAAATAAAGATGGAGGAATATAAAAATGAGCAATAAAGTAACATTTGGACTTAAGAACGTCCATTATGCAATTGCAACACCAACCGAAGATGATACATGGGATTTTGGCACACCTAAGAAACTACTTGGAGCTCAAGAACTCAGTGCAGAAGTCATCGCAGGTAAAACGGATGTTTATGCTGATGATAAAATTGTTGCAACCCTAGCATCAAGTAGTGGATCCAATATCACCTTAAAGTTAACCGAACTTGACGATGATTTCAAAGTGGATATTTTAGGGTTTGCAAGAGATTCTAATGGCAACCTTGTAGAGATTGTTAATCATAGAACTAAAACATTCGCACTTGGATATGAGATTCAAGGTGATGTGAAATCAAGACGTATTTGGTATTTCTTGTGTACTGCAAGTCCAGTTAGTGATGCGACTAAAACAAAAGCAGAATCAATTGAACCGAATGCGGTTAGTATTACAATTACAGCAAGACCTATCGAGGTTGGTAATGTATCGGTGATTAGAACGATTGCGAAATTTGGTGACACAAATTATCAACAGTTCTTTGCACAAGTTCCAACATTACCTGTCATAGGTGTATAGTATGGAAAAAACAATTAATCTAAGAGGTGAGGATCTTAAACTAAGGTCTTCACTTTTTACTATTATCTCTTATCGTAGTGTATTTGGAACTGAGTTATTCAGTGACATTAAGAAACTTGAAAATTTGAATAAAGATGAAACGGATGCAGCATTAGTTATTGATATTCTTTTTAGAATTATCTACATTCTGCACAAACCATACACAAAAAAGAGCTATGATGAGTTCTTGATGGATTTGGATTTTAGTGTCTTATCTGATGTGAAGGAACTTGAAAACATTTCAAATACAATTACCTTAATGTTAGGTGGTAATGAAGGTGCACAAGACCCAAAGTAGATATACAAGATGAGCAAAACACAACAGCCAATATCATTTATAATCTTGCTCATCTTGGCATCTCAATTAAGGATACAGAGTATTTTGATATTGATGTATATGCAATGCTGATTGAACTCGAGGTTAAAACACTATCCAATGAACCACAAGCAAAAAGAGCGACCCAAAGAGACATAGATTTATTCTTATTATAAAGGTAGGTGAGTATGATGGCAGAGACAATTAAAGGCATTAATATTAAGTTGAGTCTTGATGGCAAGGATCTTGATAATGAGTTAAAAGAGATTAACAAAGAACTTAAAGAACAGCAAAAAGACTTGCGTGCCATTAATACAAACCTAAAGTATGATAGTTCAAACGTTGAGCTTTGGCGTAAGAAACAAACCCAATTGAATGAGATGCTTGAGACGACTAAAAAACGCTTAGATACGCAAAATAAGGCGTTAGAAAAGGCTAAACAAGGTCTTAAACTTGGTACAACTTCAGACGCTGAGTTTAGAAAAGTACAACGCAATGTTTCATACAGTGAATCTGAAGTAAAACGACTTAATAACGAATTTGATAAAACAAAATCTAAGATTAAAGATTTAGGTAATGCTAAGTTTGATAATATCGCTAAGGTTGGTGGTACCTTAACCAAGAGTCTGACGGTTCCTATTCTAGGTGCTGTTACTGCTTTAGGTGCACTTGCTAAAAAAGGTGCTGATACTGCTGATGCCTTTAATGATACTGCTCAAAAAATAGGGATGTCCATCGAAGCATTACAAGAATGGAATCATGTCGCAACTATTGCCGGAACAGAAACCGGTAGTTTGGAGCGTGCTTTTGTTAAGGTTAATTCAATTCTTGCTGATATTGCCTTAGGTGATGTTAAGAATATTGCTGGTCCGCTTCATGCACTTGGTATTTCGATGGAAGACTTAGAAGGTAAAGACACGAGTGAAGCTTTTGAGATTATGAGAGATGCCTTATCTAAAGTTGAGGATCAATCTTTAAAGACTGCACTTGCTAATCATTTATTTGGTGATAAGTTAGGTTCTGAGTTGCTTCCAATGCTTAATATGGAATCAGAAGCTATCAACGAATTAAGAGAACAAGCAAGGGCACTTGGTATCATTACGAGTGAACAAGCTGAAACAACTGGTGCATTTAATGATTCGCTGGATAGATTAAAAGTATCAACAACAGCACTTTCAGTCGAACTTGCTGTGGCGCTTGTTCCAGCTATGCAGTCTGTTGTTGAAGCAATCACCAATAAACTCATTCCTGCAGTAAGTAACATGATTTCATGGTGGACGAATCTTAGTAGTGGCACACAGCAACTGATAGGTTTCTTAGTTGGACTTGCAGCTGCTGTTGGACCCGTATTAACTATCATCGGTAAAGTTGGTCCTATATTAAAGGTAGTAGCAGTTGCTTTAAAAGGTGTCGGTGCTGCTGGTGCTATTGCTGGTATTGGTATTAATGCTGCAACCTTAGGGATTGGTGCTTTGATTGCGATTGTGGTTATGGCTTTAATGCGTAGCGAAAAGTTCAAAGAATTATTAGAAAAACTCATGGAGACTTTTATGAGACTCCTAGAACCTATCATGAAGATTGTTGAAGTTTTAATGGATGCATTAATGCCTATTGTTGAGATAGTTATCAATATATTCACAAGACTAATTGATATATTAGTTCCGATCATCGATATGATCTTAGCTCCATTGATTAAGCAACTCGAGTTTTTAGGTGATATTTTTGAGATGATTTCACCCTTGATTGAGATGGTTGGTAATGTTTTACAAGCTATTTTAGTTCCTGCGTTTCAGGCATTAGAGTTCATTTTAAATCCGATTTTGGACATATTAGAAACGATTATTGGTTTCTTTACAAAGATATTTGATTTTGCTGGTAGTGTTGGTGATGTGGTTGGTGGTGCATTAGGCGGTATTGGTGATACGATTGGAAATGTTGTCGGTGGTATTGGTAATTTTATCGGAGATGTTGCAGGTAAAGTTGGCGATTTTGTTGGCGGTGTAGCTGATAAAGTCACTGGTATTGCTTCAAATGTGGTTGATACGGTATCGAACTTTGCTGGTGGTGCAGTTAAAGGTGTAACAGATGTTGCAAACAATATCGTCGATGGCGTTTCTAACTTTGCTAATAACACCAAAGAAAAGGTCGGTGGCATATTCGGTAAGGTTGGCGGTTGGTTCAGTGATACATTTAATCTGAAAAAAACTTCTAATACGAGTAACCAAACGTCTAATAAGAGCACAACCAATAATGCAATCACCATCAATACATCATCATCCACATTCGATATTGATTCAATCAACAGAGCGTTAGGTGGTAAGTTTATATGACAAGAAGATTTTACTTAGAGAATGAACATGGCCAACAATTCCATTTTAAGTATCACAGTGGTGTCTTACTTTCGAATGTTATAGGATTAGGTTTTCAACTCAATATGACGTACTTGAAATATGGCCATATCCATAAAACAGTTAAAAGAGAAACGCCTTTATCAGAAATCAGTGGGTTGCTCAATTTCATGGATGGGTATCAAGGTTATCAACGATTTATCGACTACTTAAATCAAGGTCGAGATAATTTGAAACTATACTATGTTTCCAATGACATAAAGTATGTTCACGTTGATGTGGTTTCATTAAGCAAAGCAGAGATAAAAGCTGGATTACTAAGCTGTGAAATCACATTAAATAAAAAGAGTTATTGGATTAAAGAAAGACAAATCATCATTGACATAACTGAAGTGCTTGATGGCAAAGTTTATCCTTACCCATATGATTACACGTATCAGATTACACAAGAAGGACGAACTACGATTGATGTGGGTGGTTCATTTAATGCAAATGTGATTATTGAAATGGAAGGGTCAGTCGATCATCCAGAGATCAATGTGATCCAAAATGGGATATTGGTCTCAAGTCTACGATTAAACTTAGTTGAGGATGATGTCAAAATACGAATATCATCAGTAGCTGACAATAAGTATTTAAAGATGATTAAGAATGACATTGAAACAGATATCTATGCATATCAGGATTTTGAGAAAGATAATTTTATCGAATTAAAACCAGGTAGAAATACATTAGAGTTTAAATCTGGCGTGATGGAAGATACGTTTTGTAAAGTTCATATCTTTGAATACCATTTGGGGTGATTACTATGGACTTGATTATATTAGATCACTTGAATTTCACGTATAAAGATCATGCTTATATTGGTGATGATTTCGAAATTATACATGACATTGTCATTGCGCAAAAATCACATTTCAAGATAAACAAAAGCAAACTGAATGTTGCAGTTGGTGATTATGTTTATGTAAAAGAAGATGGGGCTTACTTCGGTATCGTAGAAAATATCGAAGATGAAAAAACGCATCTTGTTATTGCAAGTGTTGATTTCAAAGAGCTATTAAAAGTTGAAGTGTTAGTTGAAAGTTTCAACGGTAATGTGGCAACCTATATAGAAGAAATCATTAGAAAAACGTATCTTCAAAACAGTGACACCAAACAAAACTTAAACTACCTTAGCATCAGTGTGGAAACATCGAAGCTGGGTAGTTTTGTTTTTGATGCGGATAAGGTCATGACAATTTATGAACTTTTGGAGCTTGCTAACCGGATGTATGGTGTTTATATCAAACATGAAGTGATATTTAATGCCGGTAGTTTTAGTGGAATATTAATCAGAATCGTTAATGTGACACGAGGCTTAAAAATAAAAGCAGATAGCCTCATCTTAGAAGACTTAATCATTAATGATTCAAGTAAAGAAAGCACGAATAAGGCGATATATTATCCAAAGACAAGTAACTTATTCTTTAAGGATACAGTTATTTATTACCTATTAACAGATGGCACGATAACAAAAGATAATACAAGTAATCTAAGATATCCAAAAGTCATATCAAAAGTTGAAACATATTCAGATAATGATTACTTAGATTTGGATACAAAAGTTCGCTCAGTTCTCAGTATTGATAAAACAGATCATCAAATTAGTTTTATGATCCAAAAAAAGAATCACTCATTAGATATCTTAAGAACATTAGAGATTGGTGATTTTGTTGAATTCATTCATAAGGGCAAACGGTATGATTCATTGGTTACCGGTATTAAGTATGTGAGCACTTTTGAAGTAGCAACCATTACACTTGGTGAGTATCGTTTAAAACTCACTGAGAAGATTCAAATTTTAAGTAAAAACGTAAATAGTAAGGTCGGGAATGTCACAGTGAATAATAGTGGTTATTCTGATTTAGATGGAGGAGAGTTTTAATGGGAATACAAAAAATAACCTTTGATGGTTCAAGCGTCACATCAAAACATGATGCAGATTTAAATGACTTTATATTTTCAGTTGGAACTGGTGTGCTTTTAGGTAGTAGGGGTAGTGTGTTTTATACTCTTGCTAATAACACCATTACATTTGAGGATGGTTATGTCATGGTTCAGGGTAGGTTAATTTATATTGAAAATAATACGCAAGTCATTGTTACACCAAATGCTAATCGCTTAGGTTATGTGGTTTTGAATGTGGATTTAACCAATAATGAAGTTTCAATTTATGTGAAAGAACAAGCATCGACTTATCCTAATTTAGTTCAGAATGATTTAAGTAGTGGTCAAGGTCAGTATGAGTTTGCATTATGTGCCTATTCTAAGACAACCACATCTGTCACTTTAAATAATCCGTTTAATAGACAAACTTTATTGAATGCTGATAGTCTTGTCTATAATCTTGAGCAGAAGATTAGGAATCAAACGTCACCAACTGTTCTTACTCCGACATTTATTTCTCAAGGTGTTTATAGGATAAGTAATTATTATTCGAATGACCTAATGAGAGCATTCATCATGATTGTATTAAGCAATGGAACGGTTGTGAATTTACCAGGACCTTTGATTTTTGAAGTGCTGGGTTCTAGTACTTCTGTAGGTTACACTTACAACGGTATTTCATATTCGATGTTTGTTTCATATCAAAATGGCAATACAACATTTACATGTGGTTCGACTACACATACAATTAGTCGAGTTGTTATATATCGTTTCTAAGGAGGAAATAAAACATGGCAGTTATACAAATTAAAAGAAGAACGTCTGCTGGTACAGGACCCATTGTAGGCACAGCAGGCACAATTAAAGCCGGTGAACCATTAGTTGACTTAAACGGCACGAATTTATATATCTCAAAAGCAGATAAAACAGGTTCTAGTGCGAATCCATTAACAAGTAATGATTATATCGAATTTGCAAGTAAAGCTAATGCTGAAGCTACGATGGATTCAAAGATTAGTGCACTTGGACTTGGAACAGCATCCAAAAAGAATACAGGTACAACAAATGGTACGGTGCCTTTAATTGGTGCAGATGGAAAACTTCCAACCTCAATCATTCCAGCAGTGAGCCCTGTAACAAGCGTTAATAGTAAAACTGGTGCTGTAGTTATCACATTATCAGAACTAGGTGGAGTTGCAACATCTACTTATAATGCACACGTATCAAGTAATCTTCACTTAACTGATGACCAAAGAACAAAGATTGCTAATGTGAAAAATGTTGCCTTGATGCAAGGTGTAGGTGCTAAGTTCGATACGACAAAGGCATCATTCGATGCATCAGTTCTTGATAATGGATTAGTACTCCATAGTATTCAGGATACAAACTATAATCCAGTTAAAACTTTTTATTACATTGGTATTGATAAAACAAAAGTACTCACACCAACATCGGTTATTGATGGTGGAACATACTAATGGCTATCATCAGAGTTAAAAGAGGCACATCGGTTCCAACCACAAGCCATTTGACTCAAGTTGGTGAGCTGGGTTTCGATACAACAAATAATGAATTATATATTAGAGGTAACAGTAGTGTTATTAAAATAGGTGGTGGATTCTCATTGCTATATGAGGGCAATCTTTCGATACCTACGACCATTACAGCTAATAACATTACGCTCAATAGATCGATTAATCTATATGATAAGATCCTAGCGTTTGAGGTTAGAGCAGTTACAGCCACAGATTCTTATGAAACACATATTGTTTACGGTAGGATGGGTACGAATAGCACAACATCAGCAAGTCCAACATACGATAGACTTTATTCATGGACTACCTTCGATGGCCAATATTTCAAAACACATTCATTCAAAGCATATGTTTCAAACTCAATCTCAAATACGATGACGATTGGATATTTAAGACATTTGATTGGAAACTTTAGTGGCACATCAATCGCATGGACTACGAACACATCAACAACTGTTTACTTAGAACGTATTTGGTTGGTTAACTAGGATGGCATATACTTTAACGATCCATAGTATAAGTCCTACAACTGCATCAAATACAGGAAACATTGGTTTAGTGATTAATTTCACATTATCAGGTAGTGGGTTTTCACTTCCTGGTTTTTCTTTAAGTCTGTATGATGCACTAACCGGTGGTACCTATGTAAAGTCTCTATATTATGATGACACTAATGATTTACAAAGTGGTATGGCATATAGTGTTTCATTTTCTGGAGTTAGCCCAGGAACCTATTATATTGAAGTATTTTTTAAAGCACCAGGATCAACAAGAAGAGCCATCACGATTACAGGTTCATCGAGTGCTACTGAACTCATTACACTAAATGGTAGTAAAGTCACATCAAACTCGCTAAATGGGAGTCAAATTACAAATGAAACAGTTAATGGAGCCAAAGTATATGGCTCTTAATAAGAGGAGGAATATAAAATGGCAATAATTAAAAACTTACAATCAAGGGTAGGGGTAGATGTTAGTTATCACCGTATCATCGGTATCAACATTAATTATCGAAGTAGAAAGATTATACTTTGTGTCGCATCCTACATTTCAAAGGATAAA